GGGTGGCGGCGTCCTGGGTGGGGGCGGTGTCGGTGATCTGGTCGAGGGTGATGGTGTCGGGATGCTCGTGGTTGAGGACGTCGGTGAGGACGCCGGGGATGAACCCGAAGGCCTCCTCGAGCTTGGTGAGGCTGGCAGGGCGGGGTGGATGGGCCGCGGTCTCGATGTTGGTGACGGTCTTGGCGCCGATGCCGGCGTGGGTGGCGAGGTCGGCCTGGGACCAACCGTTGCGGGTTCGGGCCTGCTGGATGAGGCGGGCGAGGGCGTGGCGGGGTGTGGTGTTCATGGGTGCAGGTTGCTCCGGTGAGTTTGGTAACGGCAACAGGTCGCGGGGTGGTAACGGGGCCAGCGTAGTGGTGGCCGTGGCCGTGTAATTACAGGGCTGCGGCCCCATGATTCCGCCGTTCTTGCGCGTGGTTACGTCCCGTTACCGGTAACGCTGTTGACAGGGGTACGCACCGTTACCTACGCTTACTGGCATGAGCAGCAAACGAGCAGTAACGGCGGACAACCTCACCGCCCGAGAAATCGACCGCCGCGTCGGCCAGCGCATCGCCGGACTCATCACGATCCGCAACCAGACCGCCGCCCCCGCCTTCAACCCCATCACCTACGAAGCGATCGCCGAGAAGCTCGGCATCTCCCGCGCCTACTTCTCCCGCATCGTCAACGGCGACAAGCCCCTCCAGCGCAAGCACCTCCACACCCTCGCGGAGCTGCTCGCCGTGAACCCCGGCCTCATCGCCCACGTCGACGAGCTCCCCGCCGAGCGCGACCACCTGGGGGTGGCCGCATGAGCCGCCCCGCTGTCCTCGAGGCCGACCCCCAGGCATGGCGGGCCGACGCGATCGCCTACATCGAGGCCCGCGTCCGCGCCGGCCACCAGGTCACCGCTGACGACGTCCGCCGTGACCTTCCCGAGCCCGTGCACCCGAACCACGTCGGCCAGGCGTTCGCCGCCCTCTCCCGCCGCGGCCTGATCGAGCAGGTCATGTGGTCCCGGTCGACGTGTCGGGCGCGCAAGGGCGGGGACCACCGGGTGTGGGTCCTGCACCACCAGCACCGGACCCCCACGGGCCGCCGTTTCAAGGCGGGCGAGAACCTGGCCCGCCTCATGGGGAGGTCCGTCTGATGCCGACCCGCCTGCTGACCGTCGAGGAGGCCGCGGCCATCCTCCGTGAGCACCCGCAGACCACCCGCCAGCGCCTCCGCCGAGGCGAGCTGCGCGGCGTGAAGAAGGCCAAGGGCGACCGCGCCCCGTGGCTCATCACCGAGAAGGCCCTGGACGCCTACATCACGAGGAGCACCCGATGACCATCCCCCAGCACACGGACCCCACGCTGCACGACGCCGGCCTGGCCGCCGCCCTCCGCGCATGGTTCGGGGACTCCGGCACGGACCTGGACGACTTCCCGGTCGCCGCGGTGCGGGACATGGAGCGGGCGATTGACGCGTACGTGGAGATCACCCGCCCCACGGTCGAGAAGGACTGCGCCGCATGAACCCGGACCAGCCCCCGACGTGGCGTGACCACCTGACCGGTGCCGGCCTGGCCGCCGCCCTGTTCGCCCTCCCCGGCCTCATCAACCTCATCCTCTGACCCCACCCCAACACACACCCGAGGAAACCCCCATGTCTCTGACGTTCAACCCCAACAACCACCAGTACCGGCTCGACGGCAAGCCCGTCCGCGGCGTCACCGGCCTCATCGGCGCCGGCACCCCCAAGGACACCCTCATCAACTGGGCCGCCGAGCAGGCCGGCCTCTGGGCGATCGAGCACCTGACCGAGCTGCCGCACATGGACCCCGACCAGGCCGTCCGCGAGATGAAGTTCGCCCACAAGGCCGTCCGAGACGCCGCCGCGCTCAAGGGCACCACCGTGCACGGCATCGCGCAGGAGATCCACGAGACGGGCGAAGCCGTCGTGGACGACGAGCACATGCCGTTCATCACGGGGTACCTCGACTTCCTGGACGTCTGGCAGATCACCCCCGTGCTCGCGGAGCGGCCGTGCGCGTCCCGGACTCACTGGTACGCGGGAACGTTCGACCTGATCGCCACGTCCCCGCTGATCTGTGAGGGCCGCCCGGTGCAGATCGACCTGAAGACCTCCAAGCGGCCCCGCTCCGAGGTGGCGCTGCAGACCGCCGCGTACGCCCGTGCGGACTTCTACGTCGACGCGGACGGGACCGAGCAGCAGATGCCGGAGATCGCCGCGAACCTGGTCGCCCACGTCACCCCCACTGACCGGGACGGGGAGCACGCCCGCTACGGCGACGCCCCCCTGGGCACGTCCCTCTACATGGTCGCCCCCGACCAGGACGCCATCGACGTGCACTTCGGCTGGTTCCAGGCCGCCGCGTACACGGCCAAGACCGCCCGACTCCGGGACGCCGTCATCGGCGATCCCCTCACCCCGACCGTGGCCCTCCCCCAGGCCGCCTGACCAACCCCCACCTAGGAGCACACACACCATGACCGCTGTCCAGCCGTTCAACCCGTCCACCGGCGAGATCACCAACCCCACCCCGGTGCCCCAGCCGATCGCGCAGATCCAGACCGCCGACGTCATCCAGATCCACGAGTGGGCCGCCGAGCTCAACGCCGCCCACCAGCTCGGCGTCGCTCTCGCGAACTCCAACTTCCTGCCCAACGGACTCCGCATGAAGGGCAAGAACTCCTACAAGACCATCGACGAGCTGTCCGCCGACGCCGCGGCCGTCATCCTTGCCGGCAAGTCCGTGGGCCTGGACCCCATGCAGTCCGTGCAGAACATCTTCCCGGTCCACGGCATGCCGTCCATGTACGCCCGCACCATGTCCGCCCTGGTGATCTCCAAGGGCCACGAGCTGGTCCGCTCCGAGGCAACCGAGCAGTCCGTCACCGTGCAGGCCCGCCGAAAGGGGGGCGACCGGTGGCAGGCGTTCACCTGGACGATCCAGCGGGCGACCAAGGCCGGATATACGGCCAACTCGAAGTACAAGTCCGACCCGATCGGCATGCTCACCGCGAAGGCTCTGGCCGAGGCGTGCCGGCTGGTGTTCCCGGACGTGCTGCTGGGCATGCCGTACAGCGTGGAGGACCTGGAGCTGGACCCGGACATGAACGAATCGGCCCAGGTTCCGGAGAAGCCGAAGACGAAGGTCACTCGGCGGCCGCGGAAGTCGCAGGTGCCGGACCCGGTGAAGCCCCCGGTGGTGGAGGACGCCCCCGTCGAGGTGGAGCCCGAGGCGGGGGAGCCCGCTGGCGGGAACGAGGTGTGGGAGAAGGTCGTCGGCTTCATGTGTGACGTGGGCCTGACGATCCCGGACGACTCGGAGGACGAGGACGCGGCGTGGCTGCAGGTAGCGAACACCCTCACGGAGAACACCTGGGAGTCGATCGACGACATCGACCGGGACGCCGGCAACACCATCTGGAACGCCCTCCAGGCCTGACCACCCACCCCACACAGAAGGAGGCCACCCATGGCTGAGATCACGTTCACCGGCAACGTCGGCAACGCACCGGAGCTGCGGCACACCCGCCAGGGGACCCCGATCCTGTCGGTCCGGGTCTGCGACTCGAAGTCCCGCTCGGACGGGAACGGCGGGTGGGAGACCCTCGCGGAGACCTGGTACAACGTCGCGCTCTACGGGCCCGCCGCGGAGGCCCAGCAGCACGAGATCACGAAGGGCTCCCGGGTCCGGGTGGCCGGCGAGTTCTACACCCGGGAGTACGAGGGCAAGAACGGGCCCGGCGTGTCGAACGACGTGACCGCGACGGGCATCAAGGTCCTCCCCTCCCGCGGCGGCACCCAGCAGGGCGGCGGCACCCCGCAGCAGTCCGGCGGCTGGGGCGGCACCCAGGACGGGTGGGGCGCCCAGCCCCCCGAGCAGACCTGGGGCGGCGGGGCCACCGGCACCCAGAACCCTCCGTTCTGATCCCGTCACAGAACTACTGATACCCGCCAGGTATCAGCGGTTTCGTGACAGCCCGCGACCGGACCAGCGGCCGCCCCGGGTGCAACGCCCGGGCGGGCACCCAGACCCCCCGACAGGAAGGACCCCCCATGGTCACCGTCTACACCACCCCGAAGTGCATGGGCTGCATGCTCACCAAGAAGTGGCTCACCAGCCGGGGCATCCCGTTCGAGAGCGTGGACCTCACGGACCCGGCGAACATCAACGACTACCAGGCCATCCGGGCCCTCGGCCACACCTCCGCCCCCGTCGTGGCCGTCGGCCAGGGATACGAGGTCGTCTGGTCCGGGTTCCGCCCCGACCTCCTCGCCGAGCACTGCACCCCGGAGGTCGCGGCGTGAGTAACAAGCAGGAAGCCGCGTTCCACGGCGCGCAGTCCCTGGCCGGTGTGCCCGGCGTCGAGGGCGCCCCCGCGCTGGCCTGTGACGGCCGGTGCTGCCCCCGCCCGCACGGCACCGGGCCCCGCCGCCCGTTCCCCGTCTGCCACCACCTCCACGCCTGCGACTACCACCGCGGCCACACCGACACCGCCGACCGACTCCACGAGCAGGCCTACACCTGGCGTGGCGCCCCCGGCACCGCGGGCACCTACCAGACCGAACGGGCACGCTGATGGGCAGCTACCAGCACGGCACGACCCTGGCCACCAGCGCCCTCCGCGACAAGCACGCCCGCGCCCAGCAGCGCATCCAGGAACTCGCCGCGGAGAACGCGCACCTGCGGGCGAAGGTCGCCACTCTGGCCCGCGCATCCCGCATCCGGGAGGAGACCGCCGCGGTCCGGCCCCCGTACTACCTGACCCTCACGGACGAGGAGCTGCACCACCGGCACGGCGACCACCACGGCTACGCCCGTCTCCTCGCCGCGGACGCCGAGGCCGCGACCTGGACCGACCGCCGCCGGCGAACCAAGACCACCGGCACCTGACCCACAGAAGGGAGACCAGCATGAACACCGACCGCCCCACACGCGACTGCCAGCATCCGCGCGCCAACCACCAGCACGGCACCCGCACCGCCTACGTCATCGACCGGTGCCGATGCGACGACTGCACCAAGGCCGCCACCGCCTACGAGAAGAAGCGTCGCATCGACCACGCCTTCGGCCGGTGGGACGCCCTCACCGACGCCGCCCCCGTCCGGGAGCACATCACCTACCTGGCGCGGGAGGGCGTCTCGTACCGTCAGGTCGCCAAGTACGCCGGCGTCGCGCACACCGCGATCCTCGACATCGTCGTCGGCAGCACCCGCACCGGCGGGCGCCCCCGCAAGAGGGTGCGCCGTGAGACCGCGGACCGGATCCTGGGGATGCGGCCGAGCGTCGACGTCATGGCTGACGGGCGCACCTACCCGGCGACCGGTCTCATCCGCCGTGTCCACGCCCTCGCCGCGCTTGGCTACTCCATGACGTGGACCTGCGACCAGGCCGGGATCCGCATGTCCGACCTGCACCGGATCACCCGGACCGGCCGCACCAGCCCGGGCACGCATCTCAAGGTGGACGCCGTGTACCAGCAGGTCGGGGACACGCCCCGCGTCGGCCACATGCACGCGGAGAAGCAGTCCATCTCGCGGACCTTGAACCGGGCCCGCCGCGAGGGGTGGGTGCCGCCGGCTGGGTGGGATGACATCGACCTGGACGAGGCCCCGGCTGTAGCGGATGACAGGGTGGTGTCGCTGTCCGAGCGCCGCCGTCAGGACGCCGTGGACCTGATCGCCGGTGGTGTCGCCCCCACCCTGGTGGCCGACCGGCTCGGCGTGTCCGTGAAGAACCTGCAGCGCATCCTCACCACCGCCGGCCGGGAGGACCTCGCCGCCGAGGTCGCCCACGCCCACCAGGTGTGGAAGGACGCCGCATGAGCGCCGTCCAGCTGGACCTCCTCGAGCTTCTCGAGGAGCAGTCCCGGCCGCCGCGCCTGACCGGCCCCGGCGAGTGCCCGGACTGCGGTGAGCCGATCGCTGACGTCGCCGCCTACGACACGGCCGGCCACTCCATCGACCACTACGGCCACCCGGACCCGCGGGGCGAGTGCACCCCCATGTACCTGACCCGGAACCACGCCCTCACCGCCCTCGACGCCCTCGCCTGCCTGCACCAGCACGGGACGACCTGCCCCAACAAGCGCGGCTACGTGTGCCTGGCGCACGGCGTGGGCGGGTCCGGGCCCCTCACGGCCCGGCAGGTGGAACGCAACCGCACCCACTGGACCGCGGAGCTGCACAGGTCGTGGGCCCGCGCCTCCCACATCTGGCGGAACCACCTCGACCGGCTCCACGCCCAGATCACCCCCCGCCTCGAGGCCGCCGGCCTCACCACCCACGACCTCACCAAGGAGTGACCCATGACCATCCTGCCCATCGACGTCACCGTGGAGCCCGGCCACACCGGCCCCGCCTACGCCCGCCACGCGGACGCCGGCGCTGACCTCCGCACCCGGGCCCCGTTCACCCTCCACCCCGGACAGCGCCTCCTCGTGCCCACTGGTGTCGCCGCCGCGATCCCCGAGGGGTACGCCGGGTTCATCCACCCCCGCTCCGGGCTCGCCAACAACCACGGGGTCACCGTCCTCAACGCGCCCGGCACGATCGACGCCGGCTACCGGGGAGAGATCGCCGTGTGCCTCATCAACCACGACCCCAACCACTCGGCCACGTTCAAGGCCGGTGACCGGATCGCGCAGCTCATCATCCAGCCGGTCGTGACCGCCCGCTTCGTGCCCGTCCACGCCCTCGACCACACCGACCGCGGCACCAACGGGTTCGGCTCCACCGGGGTGAAGTGACCATGAGCACCGCTACCGCCGGACGCGCCCGCGAGTACCTTGTCCGCGACCACCTCACCGACCTCGGCTGGGAACCCATCATGCGCGCCGCCGCCTCCAAGGGCGCCGCCGACCTGCTCATGGGGCACGAAACCTACGGGGGCGCCCTCGTGCAGGTCGGCACCCGCTCCAAGCACCTCGGCCCCACCGACCGGGCCCGATTCCTGCGCGCCGCCCACATCACCGGGGCGCTCCCCATCGAAGCGATCGTCCACCGCGGGAAGGTCACCTACCGGCTCGTCTGCAACACGACCCCCCGCCACTGGCCCGTCCTCGACATGACCAACCCCACCGAGCACTGACCCCACCCACTGGCCCCCGCACCACACACATGGGCGGGGGCCCAACCCTTACCACCTGTTACCGGCAACACCCGGTAACGTAGAAGCCCCGGCGGTGCAGGCAACACCCCGGGGCCACGACCACACCTCACACGGAAGGAGTGGTACCCCCATGGTACCCGACACAGACCAGCCCGAGCGGGACCCCCGCCCCTGGATCAAACTCACCATCGAGTACCCCCGCCACCGGAAAATCCGTGGCCTCTCCGACCGCGCATTCCGCCTCCACATCACCCTCCTCGCCCTCGCCGCCGAGGAGAAAAGCGACGGCGTCATCCTCGAAGCCGACCTCAACATGTTCGGCCCCAAACACGGCAAGGAACTCCTCGCCGCAGGACTCGTGCACAAAGACGCCGGCCGCTACTACCTCCATGACTACACCGCCCACCAGACCGCCGCAGCCAAGGTCCGGGCAACCGTCGCGGAGAAGCGTCAGCACTCATCCAAGGGCGGCATCATCGGAACCCACAAGCGGTGGCACGTCAACGAGGGCGTCGTGAACCCCGACTGCCCCCTCTGCCAGGGCACCCCGGACCTGGATTCCCCCGGCCCGCCGCCGTTCTAGACCACATCTAAGTGAATGAGTGCACTTACAGATCACTCATCCATCACTCATGAGTGCACTTACGTTCTGGATGAGTGCCGGATGACATAGAAGGTAAGAAGCACTCACTCACGTGAGTGGCCGCCCCTCACCTCCCAGCTCGGTACAGGTTTGCTTGCTCTTCTAAAAGAAATCTCCATAAAAAATCAAGCAAAATACCTAACCACAGTACACGCGAGAAAAACACACAAAAACAGCAAAAACAGCAAAAACGAAAAGGCCCCACCCCATGGAACTCACCCCCCAACGAGCCACCACCCTCACCAACCTCGCCACCACCCTCCGCCCCGAATGGAACCCCACCAGCTTCCACACCAAACTCCACGCCTTCCACGCCTCCGGCACCTTCCCCGCCACCAACTACCTCCACGCCGTGGAAGCCCTGATCGAGTACGCGACGGCCCGCACCCCGGACGGGAAGCCCGCGAAGCTCACCCCGGCGTTCTACGGGGAGCCTGGCCGGCACTGGGACGTGACGGTGCGGCGTCCTGGGCCTGGTGCGGCGCCGGTGGGTGGTGAGCCGGCGTGTGAGGATCACCCGGAGGAGGTGGGCCGGCATTGCCGGTGCTGCTGGGGTGATGTGCGGGCGGGGATGCGTGAGCCTGCCCAGGTGGGGAAGCGGCTCACCGGGGTCTGAGGTTGTTGCTGGGTGTTGCTTGCTTTTGCCGGTAACAGGTAGTAACCTGGGGTCTGCTACGCACCACAGGAAGGAACCCCCGTGATCGACCGCACCACCATCAGCAAGAACATCCAGGACGCCCGCAACCTGGCCGGCCTCTCCCAGTCCGAGTCCGCCCGCCGCATGAACCACAGCCAAGCCCTGCGGAAAGCTATCGAGAATGGGGACGCCCCGCTGGAGTTCCATGGTCGGGTCATTCGCGGTATCGACGGCGGTCGGATCGAGGCGGTCATCTGGGGCGTCACCTACACCGCCCTGGAGGCCGTCTGGGAGGACAACGGGTGGCGGGGCGTGTGGCACAGCGACCACTCGGGCGGGTACCGCATCCGGAAGATCACCTACGGGCTCGTGGAAGGCACCTGGGAGGTCGTCGCATGACCGTCGCCACCATCCGCCCGCTGATCCTGGACCTGCTGCCCGATACGCCCGGGGCCCGCATCACCGCCGTCTCCTACTTCGACGGCACCCGCACCGCCTACACGGAAGGCGCATGGTTCGGCTCCGACGGCGCCTGGCACACCAACACCACCACCATCGACCCCGGTCAGATCATCGAGTTCACGGTCCACGCCGGCCCCGACGCCACCACCTACACCGAAGGCTTCGACACCAACGAGTGGACCGCCATCATCCGCAGGGGGCAGTCATGACCGCCACCCGCGCCCGTCTCATCGCCCGTGCCCGCGCCGCCGACAGGGCCGACCACCCCACCATCGCCGAAGCCATCACCCAGGTCTGCGCCACCGGGCAACCCGTCATCGCCCACGGGTCAGGGGAACTCCCCTGGATCCGCGTCGCCCCACTGACCGTCATCAACGGCAAGACGATCACCACCACCACCCGGCACGCCACCCGGCAAGCCGCAGAGAAGGAGAACCGAGCATGAGCACCACCCAGCACCCCCTGACCGATGAGCAGATCATGGGCTACCACGAGCTCCCCGGCTCGGGCGAGTGGTTCCGGGACGCCCGCTACTGGTTCGACGCGGGCCGCGAGCACGAGCGCACCGCCACCCCCGCTAACCCTCACCACGACCCCCGCCCCTGGCAGGACTGCACCCGGGCCGGCATCCGGGAGGGAGACCTCGTGGAGAGGCCCTGCCTGGGCGTGGTGCGCGTCGGCGTCGCCCACCACCAGGACGAGGAAGGCGACTGGCGGGCGAGGAACGGCTGGGTCCTCACCTGCGGCGACCGCTGGCCCCTCCGCCGCATCCCCGCCCACACCGCCGAGAAGGGCACCACCATGACCGAGACCCCCACCCCCGCCGAGCCGCTGGCCCGCACCCTCCTCGCCGTGCCCGACGGGTGCGGCGCACCCCACCACGACGCGAGCCGGATCAACCCCGGGGACTACGTGGCGCAGGTGGACTCGGACGGCTGTATCCGCGTCGGCCGCGCCCACCACCAGGACCAGGACGGCGACTGGGAGGACGAACGCGGCCTGCTCATCACCAATGCCGCCGGTCGTGCTGACAGCCCCGACGCGCTCACCGTCTGGCCCGCCCCTACCCCGCCCGCCGAAGAGGTGCAGCTGCCGGCCATGCACCCCGCGCACCTGCCCGACGTGAAGGGCGTGGACGGTGCCGTGTGCGATCACATGGCGCTGGATCGCTTCGGCCGCTGGCGCGGCGTAGACCAGGTCGGGGTTCCTCGTGACTGGACCCCGCACTTCATCACCGCCTTCACCCTCCCTGACGGCACCCGCGCCCGCCGCTACGGGCTGCGCCCCGACGGCGAGCCCCGATTCGTCAAGACCAAGGAGGAAGCATGAGCACCGACCCCACCGCCCTCGCCCGCGAGGTGCTGGACGCCGCCCACGAGGACGAGACCATCACGGTCTGCTCGATCCCCGACAACAAGGCCGCCGCCCTCGCCCGCGCCGTGCTCGCCGTCTCGGAACTGCACCGGCCTATCCGCGTCTACGACGATTGCGGCGACCCCGAGTGCCTGAATGATCACGTGTGGGTCGCGGACACCGTCGCATGTGAGGACTCGGCCATCGGCTGGGCGTGCGCCAGGTGTTGCTACTACGGAGAGCACCCGCTGGAGTGCGCCGACCACAAGGGCGACCACAAGGGCGTCCCCCAGGACCAGGCGTGCGCCACCCGCACCGCACTGAACGGAGACAACAGGTGATCGACCGCAACCACCTCGCCGTGACCCGCTGCTTCCCGGACGGCAACATCGACCCTCACGTCATCATGGCCGAGACCTTTGCTGAGGTCATCCGCGACGCCCTCCCCCTCCTCACCGCCGACGACCTGCGCCGCACCCCCGCCGGGCGAGCGCTCATGGCCGAAGGGTGGGACGCTGCGTGCCGCAAGGTGATCCACATGGCATGGGCGGACAGCTCCGACGCCAAACACCTCGCCGACGAGGGCAACCCCTACCGAACGGAGGCCCCCAGTGACGCTCCCGAAGGCTGACGAATACCGGCCCGGGCAGACCAACGCCCGCGGCACCATCATCTGCGGCGCCCGCAACCGTGCCGGGAAGAAGTGCACCCGGTACCCCGTCAAGGGCGGCACCCGGTGCCCCTCACACGGGGGGAAGTCGCCCCAGTCGAAGGCCGCAGCCGAACGCCGGCAGAACACGCAGCGGGCGGACCGGGAGTTGCGGGCCCTCGGCTACGACCCCCACGCCCTCAACCTGGACCCCGCCGAGCAGCTCCTCCGACTCGTGTCCGACAAAGCCCGCGAGGTCGCCTGGTTGCGGCACATGGTCGACCAGGTCGCCCAGGGTGGCGACCAGGACGACCCACTCCGCAACCCGCTCGTGTGGGGGGTGACCAAGCGGGAGACCGGGGTGGGACCAATGGGCGCGATCGATCAGACCACCGAAACCGCCGACATCAACGTCTGGGTCCGCTGGTTGCACGTGGGGGAGGACGCGCTCGCCCGGTACGCCACCGCCGCACTCAAGGCCGGCGTCCAACAGCGGCAACTCGAGATCCAGGAAGCCCTCGCCCTGCAGTTCGTGGGCGCGATCCACCAGATCATCGGGGCCCTGCAACTCACCGCGGCCCAGCAGCAGACCGCCGCCACGATCATCCCCACCGTCCTCCGATCCCTCGACAACCAGGAGCAGAAATGAGCCGCCCCATGCCCGGCCCGCCCCCGATCCGCGACGGGGAGACGTGGGAGGACTACGTGTACCGGTGCCGCCGCCTGGGCGAGACCATCCGCCAGGCCGAGGCCCGCCTGATCGAGGCCGGCACGACCCCGCCCGAGCCCACCACCTGCACCTGCGAGGGCGACGTGGAGTGGAACGAGGGCATCCCCCACTGGACCGTGCTCACCGACCCCGACTGCCCCGAACACCAGGAGGACGCATGAGCACCGAGAACCCCCGCATCGAGATCACCTATCAGGACGTGCAGCGCGCCGGGGAGGCCATCCTCGACTACGCCGACACGCCCGCCGAGAGCATGGACCCGCTGGACAACTTCGTCACCCGCATCGCCGTGCGCCTCGCGTTCGCTGCCCGGGCCATGAAGCCCAGCGCCGAGCACCCCGCGTCCGTCATCGTCCGCACCTACTGCGACGAGGTCGGCGTGGACTACCAGAGGCTCGACGCGGAGATCACGAGGATCGCCGGAGAGCATCGCGTCAAGGCCCTCATGGCGCAGATGGAGGAGGCATGAGCCTGGAGGTCCCCCGGCTCAAGGAGGTCCGGGACTGCTACGCCTGGGCCGTGAGCGGGAAGAAAGGCGGGGCGGATAACCTGCGCGCCCGCCGTGCATTCGAGCGCCTCATAGCCCAGATCCGCGCCGACGCCTACGCCCGAGGCAAGGCCGACGCACTCAACACCAAGGAGACCCCGTGACCGCCCTGCCCGCGATCCACACGCTCACGCCAGCACACGTCGGCCTGCCCATCCGCATCCAGGACACCGGCCTGGACATCACCGGCATCCTGGTGCGTCTCGAAGCGGACTCCGCCGAGGACCAGCCGATGCTCGGCGTCGCACCCCGCCATGTGCCGCTCGCCCCCGAGACCACCCTCGCTGTCGCCGGCGGCACCGTCACCGTGCGCCTGAACCCCACCACCACCGTCGAGCTCAAGGAGGCCCGCCCGTGACCCGCCTGGACGAGATCGAAGCCCGCGCCAACGCCGCAACCGAAGGGCCGTGGGAGGTGAGCGTGGATCACTACGCCCCCATCGTTCTCGGCCCTCCTGCTGGCGACGACCGCCTGATGGTCGCTGGCGACGTGCTCACCAACGACGCCGAGTTCATCGCGCACGCCCGCCAGGACGTGCCCGCGCTCGTGGCGGCACTGCGGGCGGTGCTGGAGGTGCATGAGGAGACGCCCTACGGATGCGCCGTATGTGAAGAACAGAACTGGGCGCTCCCTTGGCCCTGCCCGACCGTGGCCGCCATCCGCCAGCACATCGGGGAGGACGCGTGAAGCTCCTGGGCTTGGTCCTCCTGACTTTCGGCGTGGCGAGCGTCCTGTGGTCCGTGTTCGGCGCGTGGCAAGCCGCCAGGCTCTCACACCACCGCCGGCAGGTGGAGGGCACCCCCGACCCGTCCCTCGCCAGCGCCTACGCCGAGAAGCGGGCCGAACGCCGGACCCTGAAGCACCAGTGGGACCGCGAGTACAACGAGCTCGTCGCCCAGACCTTGGCCGTGGAGTGCACCTGCCCCGGCATTCACCCCCACTCCTACGGGGCGTGCGCCATCCACACCATCCACCCCACCAGCGACGAGGAACGGGTCCGCATCTACCGGCAGATCCTCGAGCTCATCGACCGCATCCGGCCGAAGGATCCCACCCCGCACGGGTCATTCTCCTACCAGGAAGGGCCGCTCCCAATGGGCACCATGACCTCCCGAGAAATCGCCGAAACGGAGGACGACTGATGCACCACGACGACGATGCCCCCCACGAGTGCGAGCTGCGCTGCGGCCGGCCCGCCCCGCACACCTGGATCTGCTGGGACTGCCACGCCGAAACCATGGCCCTCGTGGACGGGTTCACCGAGGACGACCTCCACACCCTCCTCCTCATCGCCCGGAAAGAAGCCACCCCGGCCCTGCAGCGCACCGCGCACACCACCCACGTCTACGGGCCCGCAATCCCCCTCAACCTGTCCGCCCTCGTCGCCCACCACAACCTCACCACCAGGTGGGACGGGGACCTCGACCAACTCCCCCACCACACCGACGCCCACCGGTTCACCCACCAGGTCCGGACCACCTGCCAGCACGCACGCACCATGCTCGACGGCGAACAGGAGCAGTGGACCGCCGAACAGTGGCAGTACGTCGAGACCCTGCCCCCCATGCAGTCCCGGCACCTCGTGCCCTGGCTCCGCGAGCACTGCGGGATCCGCATCCAAGCCGACCGGATCAAACGGTGGAAAGACCGGAGACAGATCACCCCGGCCCTCCAGGTGCCCGGGAAGAACCCGTACTACCACGCCCGCGACGTGGTCCGGGTCCTCCTCGAAATGACTTGACGTTACCTGGTAACAGCTGGTAAAACGGAACACGGGCGCAACGAGCGCGCCCAAAACAGACTCCCTGCCGGGGTTGCAGGCCCTCCTAGTGCGTAGCAACACGGGTTCACGGCGCCTCCCCCGGCAGGGCCCCAAACTTGTGGGTTCACACGGTCTTTACCGCCGGACGTCTTGGACTGCGTCCGGCGGGTTTCCACCGTGAAGGACGGACCCGGCCACCGTAGGAAGTTCGGTGTAACCGGCAAGGCGTACCTGCCCACAACACACCCCCGCCGGAGTTCATCGCCCAGCGGGACGCGTCGAGCGATCGGTTGCACAGCCGCCGGTGATCCCGTGGGGCTGGCCGGTTCAACTCCGGCACGACGCATCGCAGGTCTACGGACCCGCACCGCCACCGTCTCGCCGTGAGGCGACATGGTGCGCATGTCGATCTAGCTCAACAGGTAGAGCACTGGTCTCCAAAACCAGAGGTAGCAGGTTCGAGCCCTGCGGTCGGCGCTGCGCCGCGCAGCTTGGAACCAAATCGCGTTGCAACCCGCATGATTTCAACGAATAACCCAGCGCGCGGCATAGACCACCACCAGGACAGGAGGACGGAGGGACACCGGATGACCGCCCCCTCCGTGTGGGAACTCGCCGCGCAGCACTTCGACCGCACCACCACCGGCTGGGACAGCCCCCTCGACCTCGCCCAAGCACTCGACCCCCGAGTCATGCGCTCCCCCGACCTCGAGCTCATCAACCAGAAGCTCGTGGAAGCCTTCAACACCCCCGACTCCCGGCTCATCATCTCCATGCCACCGCAGCGCGGCAAGTCGGAACTCTGCTCCCACTGGTTCCCCGTCTGGGCCCTCACCCAGCGCCCCGAAACCAGAATCACCCTGGCCTCCTACCAGGCCAACATCGCCCGAACCTTCGGCCGCAAAGTCCGCGACGAGTTCATGGAACACTCCGCCCGCCTCGGCCTCACCGTCCGCCACGACGTGTCATCCCAGAACGAGTGGCTCCTCGAAGGCACCATCGGCGGCATGTTCACCGCCGGCGTCGGAGGCTCCCTCACGTCCAAACCCTCCGACCTGATGATCATCGACGACCCCGTCAAAGGGCACGCCGAAGCGAACTCCAAGACCATCCAGGAGAAGACCTGGTCCTGGTGGACCGGCACCGCGCTCTCCCGCCTCGCCACCGGCTCCCGCGGAGCCCCCGTTGTCATGGTCCTCACCCGCTGGTCCGAGAACGACCTCGCCGGGCAGGTCATGGAACACGACCCCGGCGACTGGGAGTTCGTCCGCATCCCCGCGCAAGCCGACCACGACCCCGACGCCGGCGAAACAGACCCCCTCGGCCGTGAACCCGGCGAGTGGATGCGAGACGTCCGAGGCACCACCCCCGAACAGTGGGAGAAACGCAAGCAGGCGTCCGGTCCCTACACGTGGGCGGCGCTCTACCAGGGCCGCCCAGCACCTCCCGAGGGCGGCGTGTTCCCCCACACCGTCCCCGACTACGAACAGCCGTTGTGGACCGTGGACGACCGCGGCGCACACCGCGTCCCCGCCGTCGGTGTGCAGCCCGGCACCGAGCTCGTGCAGTCCTGGGACCTGTCCGTCAAGGACACCCCCTCTGCGGACTACACCGTCGGTCAGGTGTGGCTCCGCATCGGGGGCAACACATACCTCCTCGACATGGTCCGCAAGCGGATGGACTTCAACGCGCAGATCCAGGCCGTGGAGACCATGTCCGCGAAGTGGCCGCAGGCCGCCGCGAAGTTCGTGGAGGACAAGGCCAACGGGTCCGCGCTCATCACCCTCCTCAAGGGCCGCATCCCCGGGCTCATCCCCGTGGAGCCCGCCGGGGGGAAAGTCGAACGCGCCCACGCCGTGTCCCCGTTCATGCACTCCGGGAACGTCCACCTCCCGAAGCCGGCGCTGCTGGCGAACGTGAAGGACCTCCACTCGGAGATCGTGAACTTCCCCAACGCCGCCCATGACGACACCGTCGACGCCATGACGCAGGCGCTCAACCAGCTGCTGCTGCACCCGATCACCCGCCGCGGGAACCTCCTCGACGAGGTCGACCCCGCCGACTGGCGGGATGACTACTAGACCCCAGGAGAGGGGGCACGGATGACGAGCACCGACCCGGCCGGTGTCCCCGACATGGGGCAGGCGCCCGTGTTCGTGGACGCGCAGACCCTCGCAACCGAGCGCGCCAACATGGAGCTCGCGCTCGAGCGGGTACAGGAGTCCCTGCGGGACCTGCAGCGTGAGGACCGCGGATGGGCCCGGATCGGCGCCGAGACCACCGGCACCCCCGGCCGGGACACCCTGCTGAACAACGCGGACCTCGTCCGCGGGTTCGCGGACTCCCACCCGCTGTTCGTGCGCGCCAAGACCGTGCGCGCCGCCTACACGTTCGGTGAGGGCGTCACCATCAGCGCACACGTCGACACCGAGAACGCCCCCACCGACGTCGAAGACGTGGTGGAGGACTTCGTGGGCGACGCCGGCAACAGCGCCGCCTGGTTCGGGTACACCGCCGCGCTCGAGCGGGAGCACGACCTGTTCTGCGACGGCAACCTGTTCGCCGGCCACTGGGTGAACCCCCGCACCGGCGACGTGAAGGTCCGGGTCATCCCGTTCAACGAGATCGTGGAGATCCGCACCGCGCCCGGGGACTACGCCACCCCGCACCTGTACCTGCGGCAGTGGACCACCGGCACGACCCAGCACAAGGCGTGGTACCCGGACGTGGACTATGACCCGGTCGCCAAGCCCATCCGGGTTGACGGTGTCCCCGTGCTCTGGCCCGGCCGCACCTACCCGGGTTTGGGCAACGGTGCCGGGATCCTCCGGGTCCGTGTGAACCCGGTCGGCCGGTCCGCCGTGTGGGGTGTCGGCGACGGCTGGTCCGCCCTCGCGTGGGTGCGCCGCTACTCGGCGTTCCTGCAGGACACCGCGGCCCTGTACGAGTCGCTCACGAAGATCGCCCGTGTCGTCGCCGGTGGCCCCAACGCCGCCGCGACACAGCGTGCCGCGCTGCAGGCCACGACCGGGCCCGCCGGGGGCACCATGTTCGGGGACCCGTCCCTCAAGGTCGACACGCCCTCGTTCTCCGGGGTCGACCCCGCCCTGGGCCGCCCCTACGCGTCCCTCGTGGCCGCCGGTGTCGGCCTCCCGGTGACCGTGCTCACCGCGGACCCCGGCCAGGAAGGCGCCCGCGCCGTCGCCGAGACCCTCGACCGGCCCATGCGGCTCGCGTTCCAGGCGAGGCAGCGGGTCTGGGCCGACGCCTACCGGGCGTCCATCCTGTTCAAGCTCCGCATGTGCGTCGAAGCCCCCGGCCACCCGCTCAAGGGCACGATCCGTCCGGTCGGGGACCGGAAGATCATCGACTGGCCCGCAGGCCAGGAACCTGTCATCGACATCGTCTTCCCCGACATCCAGGACGACAACATGCAGGCCCTCGTGGACGCCGCCGTCGCCGCGGACGGCACCGGCAAGCTCCACCCGTCCACGATCGCCCGCCTGCTGCTGCAGGCCCTCGAGGTCGAGGACGTCGAGGGTGAGCTGGACAAGGTCACCGGCCCGGACGGTGAGTGGGTCAACCCGACCCTCACCGCGGAGATCGCGGCCGGCCTGGACGCGGCCCGCCGTGCAAAGCAGGGGGAGGACCTGTGACGGAGACCCCCGCGTCCATCGCCGCGGCCCGGGCTGGACGTGCCGCCACCGTAGCCGCCACGGACAACACGGCCACGGACCTCGTGAAAGCGTGGGCCCGCGCCTGGGACACCCTGACACCCGAGTTCGAGGCCGCGTTCCAACGGCTGATCGACGCCCGGGACGGGGACGTGATCGGTGCCGGCCAGCTCGCCCGAGACCGGCGCCTCATGCAGGCGCTGGCCCGGGCCCTGGACGTGACCGACGAGCTCGCCGCGGAGGCGAACGCGTTTGTGTCCGCCGAGATCACCCCCATTGTGTTGGCCGCGGCGGACGCCCACTACGAGCAGCTCACCGCGCAGCTCCCCGAGGAGGCGCCCGGCCGGTTCGGGCTCGGTGTGCTGGACCCGGCCGCGGCCGACGAGATCGTCGCCGCCACGGTAGGGCAGATCGAGGCCGCGACGCTGGCGTTGCCGGTCGTGCAGGCCGAGGCCATGAAGCAGGCCCTGATCCAGGGCATCGTCGTTGGCGCGAACCCCCGCCGGGTTGCGGCGGACATCATGAAGCGCACCGAGGGGGCGTTCATGGGGGGCGCGGTCAGGGCGGAACGGATCGCACGCACGGAGCTAATCGACGCTCACCGGCGCACCGACCAGGCCATGGCCCGGCGAAACAGCAGCGTGATCGCGGCCGCCGTGTGGGTCGCCACCCTCGACCGGCGCACGTGCCCGTCCTGCCTGGCCCGGCACGGCACGGAGTACCCGCCGGACACGTACGGGCCCGCCGACCACGTCCAGGGCAGGTGCACGTTCGTGTACCGCACGAAGACCGCCGCCGAACTCGGGTTCACCGGTGTGACGGAGCCGGCCCCGTTCGACTACACGGCCCAGCGGGATGCCTGGTGGGGCAACCTCACCCCGGACTCGCAGGACACGATCCTCGGGAAGGCCCGTGCCGACCACCTCCGCCAGGGGGGCGCCTGGGAGGACCTGTCCACGCTCAAGGAGAACCCCGGGTGGCGGGCCTCGTACGTGTCAACGCCCGTCCGGGACCTCCCCGCTATCGCTGGGTGACCACAGCGAGGTCGCCCCGCACCACCGGCACGTCTGCTCGACCACGGACGGGCCCGTCAACGAGAAGTGCGCACCCGTGAGCACCCAGCTGTGCTCTCCGGCCGCGCACCCATCCATGCCACCCAGTCTAGGAGTACCCGTGACCGTCACCCGGATCACCGAGGCCGTCACCGCGACGGCCACACCGAAGGGGCCCGGCCGGGTCCTGCTGACCATCATCACCCCCGGGCAGGGATCCTCCGGGGTCTACACCCCCGAGGTCCTCGAGCGTGCCGCCACCGAGAAGGTGTTCCCCCGCGGCACGCAGGGCATGGTCGACCACCCCACCCTCACCGAGGGCGCCGACCGGCCCGAGGGGTCCCTGCACAACCTCGCGCTGGTGCTCACCGAGGACGCCCGCTGGGACGGGACCGCGCTGGTCGCCGAGGCCCGAGTCCGCTCCGCGTACCGGGACCTCGTGGACGAGTTCGCAGACTTCATCGGGGTGTCCATCAGCGCCGCCGCGGCCATCGGTGACGGGGGCGTGATCGAACGTCTGATCCCGGACCCGTTCAACCGGGTCGACCTCGTCACCGTGCCCGGACGTGGTGGCAGGGTCGCCGCGGTCCTCGAGTCCGCCCGTGAAGCGCTGGCCTCCGACGTCCGGGACCGGCTCATCGCCGCGCTGCGCGCCGCCGACGTCGGCTACTACGTGGACCACGACGAGCAGCACGTGATCTACGAGCCCTGGCAGACGACTCCCACGAACCTCGTGCGCGCCACCTACGACCAGGCGCCCATCCCCACGCTCGGCACCCCCGAGCCCGTCACCCGCACGGTGACCTACAACCCCACCACCGCTGACGCCAGCCCGGCCGAAGCGACCACCCCCGCCACCGAGTCTGAGGAGGACACCATGGCGAAGATCGAGATCGACGAGCAGGAGCTCAACCAGCTCCGCGAGTCCGCCGGCCGGGCCGACACCCTGGCCCAGGAGAACACGGCGCTGAAGGAGGCCGCGGAGGCCGCCGCGAAGTCGGTGCGTGAGCGTGCCCTGGCCGACGCCCGGGCGATCGTGGCCGAGACGTTCGGCGAGCAGGCGCCGGCGTTCATCGTGCGCGCCGCCGAGTCCGCCGCGACCGCGGAGGACTTCGACCCGGCCGCGCTGCGCGCCGAGGTCACCGAAGCCGCCCAGGCGACCAACACCGACCCCGCCGCCCCGAACGTCGCCCCCGCCCAGGTGACCGAGTCCTACGGCCCGGCCGCCCGCACGTACACCGACGCCGACATCGCCGCCAGCTTCTGACCCCTAGGAGGTCCACATCATGCTGAACATGGGATACACCCACTTCGACACCCCGGCCATCCCCGTCCCCGAGGGCACCAAGTCCGGTGACCCCGTAGTCGTCGGCAACTTCGCCGGGTTCGCGCTGATCGACCGGCAGCCCGACGGCCTGGCCACGGTCAAGCTGATCGGTTCCGCCAAGGGGGTGACCGTCACCGGTGCCCTGACCGTCGGGCAGACCGTCTACCTCAAGACCGACGGCACCCTCACCGCGACCGCCACCGGCGCAAAGCCCTTCGGGTCCGCCGTGACCCCGAAGGGCACCGGCACCGGACCCGCCCATGTGGCCCCCCTCGGCCACCACCTGGCCCCGGCTGCGGCCTGACCCGACTTCGCCTAGGAGGCACCACATCATGACCGTCAGCATCGACCTGGCCCGCGAGGGCTTCCGCGCCGCCCCCAAGGAGGACGAGCGCGTCTACGAGGCCGGGCAGCTCCTCAAGCGCGCCCAGTCCGGCAACATCTCCGCGATCGGCACCCTCCGTGAGGCGTTCAGCACCTCGGACTTCCCCGTCCTGCTCGGCAAGGGCCTTCAGGCCAAGGCCGTGCAGACCTACAAGGACACCCCGAAGGAGTTCGAGAACGTCGTCGTCGACGTCACCGTCCCCGACTTCAACCGCCGCCGCCTGGTGGACCTGTGGGGTGCCGATGAGTTCGAGCGCGTCCACGAGGGCGAAGAGTACAAGGGCGGCACCAAGCAGACCACCGACCTGGAGCACGGCCTCGGGAAGTACGGTCGCGTCATCAAGATCACCTGGGAGCTGTTCCTGGATCGTCGGTTCTCCGACATCGCGGACTTCCCCCGCGACCTCGCCCAGGGTGCGATCAAGACGCAGAACTCCGCCGCCGCGGACCTGCTCGTCAAGGACGGCGCCTGGAACGGCGACTTCTTCGGCGACGTGAAGACCGTCCCGCTGAACGCGGACACCCTGCAGGCCGCGATCCAGGAGCTCGCCGTCCGCGAGAACCACCGCGGCGAGCTCGTGGACGTGTCCGACCTGTACCTGGTGCACGGCCCCGCGCTGCGCACCCAGGTGCAGGCGCTGCTCGTGCACCTGGAGAAGGTGGAGATCACCAACACCGAGGGCACGAAGTCCACGAAGCAGGTCCAGGACAACCCGTTCCGCAACGTGGTCCGGCCGCTGGAGTCCCGTGCTGTGGGCAAGCGGCTCGGCACCGGCTCCGGTACCGCGTGGGCGCTCGTGCAGGGCAAGGGCTCGGACCTGCCCTCGATCATCCGCACCAACCTGGCCGGCCACCCCGAGGTCGACATCCGCATGGAGAACGCGCAGGGCCAGTCCCTGGGCGGCGGTGCCCTGTCCCCGACCGACGGGTCCATCAAGGACGACACGATCACCTACCGGGGTCGTTCGGTGCTGGGCATCGACCCGGGGTTCACCCCGGGCGTGTGGGCGTCCAACGGCGCCTGACCCCACTGACCGGCCCAACCCGTCAACGGGGTTGGGCCGGTCACCTCACCCCCGCTGACTGAGGAGGCCACCGTGGAGCTGCTGAGCCTGGACCCGACGGTGGAGACCCTCCTCCGTCTGCACCTGGCCGACCCGGCCGGGGACACGGAGCTGCTGTCCCGGAATGACCTGACGGCCCTGTACGCGGCGGCGGGCGGGTCCGTGGAGCGCACGGTCGCGTCCGCGCTGCGCACGATCGCGGCGTCCGAGGTCCTCGTCTCCAAGAAGATCCGCTCCCAGGACCTTCAGACCGACGGCCCGGCGGTGTCCGCGGAGCTGCGGGCCCTGGCCCGGGAGTGGGACGCGAAAGCCGACGCCCTCGAGGCCCCCGCCGACGGCGGGGGATTCATCGGGTACGTGACCACGGGGCAGGGCGTCCGGTACGAGGGTGAGGAGCGGCGCACATGGTGGGACTGACCGGGACCCGGATCATCCCCCCGGGCTGGGAGGCCCATCACCGGCCCGCCCTGGTCTCGTCCATGACGGGCCGGTGTCGTGTGATCCGGCCCGGCGCCCCGGGCGGGTACCCGGACTTCACGCCCACCGAGGACACGGTCCTGGTGGAGACGGTGTGCCGGGTGCAGCAGCAGAACCGGTCCGGTCGGGAGGACGCTCAGGGGCAGCTCGTGGACACCCGCGACTACCTGGTGACGCTCCCCGCGGACGCCTGGCCGGCCGGGACTGTCGTGGACGACACCGGCCCCATCGTGGTGGTCACCGGGTACGAGGCTGGGCACGCCGGGGACGCCGACCTTGTCGGCAGGCGTCTCATGGTGGAGCAGGTGTTGCACGGCACGCTCCGGTTCGAGCGGGACCTGTACTGCACGATCGACCTGTCCGAGGTGGTGGACGGCCCGTGAGGCCCGGTGACGGGCTCCGCGCCCTGTCCGCGGACCTGACCGGCGCGTCCTCGCAGGCCACACGGATGGCGCACACCGCCGCGGTGAAGGCCGCCCTGGACACGCAGGCCGAGGCACGCCGACGCGCCCCCGTGGACACCGGGTACATGCGTGCCTCGATCGCGGAACGCTCCGGCATCCAGGGCACCCGAGTGTGGGCCGAGACCAGTGTGGGCGCCGAGTACGCCGCCTACGTGGAGTACGGCACCTCCACCCAGGCCCCGCAACCGTTCATGCGGCCCGCGTTCGAGCAGGCCAAGGGCGTGTTCGTGCAGATGATCGGACAGATCGGAGGACCCCGGTGACCGACTGGCACCACCACCCGGGCCCCGACCCCGGCACCCAATACCAGGCCGTCAAGGAACTCCTTGACGGCCTTCCCGGTCTCCGGGGCGGTGTGCACATCGGCCGGGTGCCCTCCACCCTCCCCTCGGACCCCCAGGGCCGCACCCTCCCGTACGTCGTGATCTGGCCCGGCGTCCTGACCCCTGTCATGGACGACGACATGTCCGGGCGCATCTACCAGGCCGCCCAGACCGGTGAGCTCACCACCACGGTCGCCTCCGGTGACTGGGCGTGGACCGCGGCCGCGGCCCGCGACGTGAAGCACACCCTCACCGACGCCCTCGACGGCCGCGTCAAACCCCAACGGGTGCAGCAGTCGATCGCGCAGATCATGACCGACCCCGCCGAACGGCCCGCCCGGTTCTACGTCCCCCTCACCTGGACCCTCACCGACCACGCCTAGGAGGCACACCCCGCATGGCTGACAACCCCCTGAAGAAGGTGTGGGCCTACCGCACCTCGGACGGCCACAAGGTCCACGTCCCCGCCCACTACCTCGACATCCCCGAGTTCGGGCTCCGCAAGACCCCGCTCGAGCGCGCCAAGGAGCCCGCCAAGGGCGCCACCACCGCCCGGGCCACCGAGCCCGCCCGCACCACCACCAAGACCAAGGCTGAGGAGGCCACCCGATGACCGTCACCCCTGAGACCACCCCCACCGCCCCGCTGCCCCCGCGCACCCTCGGCGACGAGCGCATGAAGGTCGCGTTCCTCGCGACCGTCCCCGCCGGCGGCCTCGAGGACCTGACCGCCGCGGAGCTCAACGCCGCCCTGGACGTGTCCTGCCGGCTGGCCAAGGACGGCACGTACTTCCGGGCCGCCGCCTCGGAGAACATCAACGAGGCCGCGATCTGCGAGCCCGCCTCCACCCAGGCCCTCGGCCCGTCCAACTACGAGGCCCAGGCCAACGTGTTCCGGTACTTCTCCGAGACCACGACCGGCTCCGCCGACCCCTCCGGTGACGCCCTGTTCGCGGCCCTCCGGCAGAAGGGGTCCACGGGCGTGTTCGTGACCCGCCTCGTGAACAAGAAGTGGGACGAGCCCTGGGCCGCCGGCGACGAGTACTCCGCGTTCCAGGTCGAGTCCGACAACTGGATCCAGCAGGAGGACACCTCCGCCGGCTACGTGAAGGCCACCGTCCCGCTGATCGTCAAGGACGGCGAGCTCAACGGCGTCGTCGCCTGACAAGTGAACAACTTGGACCCGGTGACGGGCCCCTGAGACCGGTGTCGCCCTCCCCAAACGTGTGTGCGTGTGGGGTGGGGAGGGCGGCACCACCCCACCCCCACGCACACCCTGCACGCCCGCCCCCTTGGAGGCACCCAATGACCCTCTCCCCCACCGACTTCGACCTCACCGAGTGGCTCGCCGGCGGCGACGACGACGTCCTGCACCGCCCGCACCGTGAGGTCACCGTCTACGCCCAGTCCCCCGAACTCGACGCCCTCCTGAAGAAGGTGGACGAGCTCACCCCCACCCCCCTGGAGGGGCCCGCCGCCGGTGGCGCGGCCCTCGGCGCC